CTCATCTACTTTAACTAAAACTTTGCAGGTGTTTGGCGTATCTATGGCAATTACGCCCGGCAGCTGGAAAACGACACTAACAACACTAGAGCCGATAATAGACGGCTTTATACTAGACTCTACTATATACGGCCTGCTAGACACAGGCGTTTTAGCCTACTAAGGGGGTAACAATGGCAGCGGGCTTAGGATTTAAGACCTTTACTACAGGTGAGGTTTTAACAGCCGCCGACGTAAACGGCTATTTAATGCAAGGCGTATTAGTTTTTGCTAGTGAGGCTGCTAGAAACTCTGCTATAACTTCACCGCAAGAAGGGCAGTTTGCATTTACTAAAGATACTAACAGTTTATGGTATTACTCTGGTAGCGCTTGGGTTGCTAGCGGCGCAACAGGTGATATAGAGGGCATTACTACAGGCACAGACTCAGGGCTATCAGGCGGCGTTACTAGCGGTACAGCTGTACTTAGATTAAAACTAGAGTTTGATGCAGAAACAGGCACTACTTACACTTTAGTAGCAGGCAACCTTAATCAGTTAGTAACGCTAAACAATGCAAGCGCAATTACTTTAACTGTACCGCCTAGCGTTTTTAGCGCGGGTGATGTAATAAACATAGCGCAGATAGGCGCAGGGCAAGTAACAGTATCGCAAGGCGCAGGTGTAACTATTAACTCAACAGGTGCAACAGCAACAGCGCCTAAACTACGCGCAAGATATAGCGCAGCTAGCATTATTTGTACAGCATCAAATACGTTTTTGGTCGTAGGAGATATAGCGTAATGAGTTTAATCGGGATTATTGCTTCACAAAATTATCCGCGCGGCATAACTGTTGACTATCTAGTAGTCGCTGGTGGCGGCGGCGGCGGCATAAATGTTGGCGGTGGCGGCGGGGCTGGTGGCTTACGCTGTACAGTAAATAATACTGGTGGCGGTGGCTCATTAGAATCTGCATTAACTTGCGCCAAAAACACTAATTTTACTGTTACGGTTGGCGCTGGTGGAAGCTCAACTAATAGCAGAGCTGTAAGTCCAACTAGTGGCGCAAACTCAGTATTTTCAACTATAACTTCTACTGGCGGTGGTAGAGGTGGAACTAATACAGATTCAACTGGTGCAACAGGTGGTTCTGGTGGCGGTGGTCAAGCTGGTGGCTCTGGTGGAAGCGGAACTGCTAATCAAGGTTTTGCAGGTGGAACAGGTGTAGGAAGCGGCACATTTCCAGGAGCAGGTGGCGGCGGTGCTGGTGTCGCTGGACAAACGCCAGCCAATGGAAGTGCAAACGCTGGCAATGGTGGAGACGGTGTTCAAACTGCTATTACTGGAAGCAATGTCACCTATGGCGGCGGCGGCGGCGGTTCTCGAGATAGCGGAACAGGTCAGGGTGCTGGCGGTGCTGGTGGGGGTGGAGCTGGCAACATAAATGCAAACGCGACAAGTGGAACTGTAAATACTGGTGGCGGTGGCGGTGGCGTTCACGACCAAGTTACTTGCTCTTCAGGTGCGGGCGGTTCAGGCGTAGTTATATTAAGATTTGCAACTGCCTCTGGAACTATAACTATTGGAGCAGGTTTAACAGGTTCAACAACTACCAGCGGCGCTAACACTATTGCAACGATTACTGCTGGCACAGGAAATGTGAGCTGGACATAATGGCACATTACGCATTTTTAGATGAAAATAATATAGTAACTGAGGTTATTACTGGCATAGATGAAACTGAACTTATTGAAGGTTTAGATACAGAAACTTGGTATGGCAATTTTAGAGGCCAAGTTTGCAAGCGCACTTCTTACAATAACAATATCCGCAAGCAATATGCAGGCATTGGTTATAGTTATGACCCTGTGGCAGATGTATTTATTGCGCCACAACCTTATCTATCTTGGTTGCTAGATGATGACCATAATTGGCAACCGCCAACGCCTATGCCGACAGAGGGCAGATGGTATTGGAGCGAGCCAGAGCAGGCTTGGATAAATGCTAACGAGCTATAACGGCTGGCCTGCTAGTAAAGACCCGGCAGAAATTGGCATAAAGAGTTATGCAGTACCCGGCACTAATAGAAAACTTAGATGCGCTGAAGCTGTAGCACCTTTGCTAGTAGGTTTTGCCGCTGAGTTCCACGCGCTAATAGAGCCAATAGATGAGGGCGCGTTAGATGAGTGGGGTTATGCTTTTCGTATGGTACGCGGCAGTACAGACCGCCTAAGCTGCCATAGCAGCGGTACAGCGATAGACCTAAACGCGACTAAACACCCGCTAGGCGCTGTAGGTACGTTTGCACCCGATAAAGTACCTATGATTAGGGCGCTAGCTAAAAAGTATGGCCTAACGTGGGGCGGGGATTATCGTAACCGTAAAGATGAAATGCACTTTGAGGTTAGCGTAAATCCACAAAAAGCGGCTAAGCGCATACTAAAGTTAAGCAAAGGGCTAACCGACTAAGGGGCAGAGCAGGTTAGGTAAATGAATAAAAAACAAATAGAGGCAGCGTTATACAGCTATGGGCGCGCCGCGCTAGCAAGCGTTGCAGCTCTTTATATGTCTGGTATTACAGACCCTAAAGTATTGGCTAACGCCTTTATTGCCGGGTTAATTGGGCCATTAGTAAAGGCAGTACAGCCCAACGAGAAGCAATACGGCATAGGCGCTAAGTAGTGCGAGCCCTGCTAGGGGCTCTGGTACTTACAATGCTCTTAGCAGGGTGCAGCTATGATGGCTGGGTTAGGTATCCGTGCCAAAACTATGAAAACTGGGAAAAGCCAGAGTGTAACCCGCCTCAATGCAGAGCAACGGGCATATGTACAGAGGACTTAATTAACCGTAATGAGTAAAGAACGTACAAAATTAACGCCCGAGGACATACACGCCCGGCTAATCTTCTTCATAGGCGCGGTGTTAGCTGTAACTTTTTTAACTATAACTACAGGCGCGGTATATGCCCTAGTATTTGTAACACAGCCCATAGGGGCGCAAGCGCCTAACGATAGGGACTTTATACAGCTATTACAGACCCTAGCTATATTTTTAACAGGTGCTCTAGGCGGGGTACTTGCTGGTAATGGGCTTAAATCTAAGGCTGATAAAGACACAAAGAAAGACACGCCGCTAGAAAGCTAGCAATATGTCTTAGGTATAGGTCATACTTTTACTACACGCTGAGAGGGCTACTTAGTGTAGTAGTTTTATCAGCCTTAACAAAGGGTGATTTATGTTAGCTGATTTAGCAGTAATTACATTAACTGTACTAATCGTAGGGCTATTTATGTTAGCGGCCTACCGTACGGGATACCGTGAGGGCCACGGTGACGGCTACCTAAGAGGGCGCAATATAGCTAAGGCGCTTAAAGAGGTGACTAAATGAGTTTTCTAGACGGCTACGAAGATGTAAACGCTCGTATTAAAAGAGCGCGGGCTGAGTTTCCCGGGTTACGCTTAGTAGCCTACATAGAGGACATAGACATAAAAAACGGCTATATATTAGTTAGAGCTGAGGCCTATAAAAACTATGAAGATGATAAGCCAAGCGCCGTAGATTACGCATTAGAGGTAAGGTCAGACCGCGGGGTAAATGCTAATTTTTGGGTAGAGAATTGCGTAACCTCTGCCTATGGGCGCGTTATTGGCTTGCTTAGCCCCGGCGGTGTCGGCAGGCCTACTAGGCAAGATATGGAGAAGGTAGAGGCCATACAAGCCCCATTACAGACACGCGGGGCAGGCGGTGCAGTACCTACCGCGGCTGAGTCTATAAGCGCGTTAAAGGCCAAACTAGGGGCAGAGTTAATGCCAGAGCCGCCAATATGTAAACACGGGCATAGAGTGCTACTTGAGGGTTTATCTAATAAAACAGGTAAGCCCTACAAAGGTTATATGTGCCCTGAGAAAGTTAAGGGTAACCAATGTGACCCAATATGGCTAAGGCAGTATGGCGATAAATGGCTCAGGCCAGATGACCACGCAGAGGTTTTATTAGAGGCCGGGCGTAACCTAGACCCGGTAACAGAACGCGAGCCTGTACCAGATGAGCTATTGAGTGATACAGAGAGGGCTAGCCGTGCAACCAATTAGACAGACACAGCTAGGTTTAGACCGCGAAGCAAAGGTAGCTAACTACCTAACTACTGTATACCCGTGGGTATTAACACCTACACCTAAGTACTATTTTACCGATTTTCATATAAACGAAAAACAGGGTAACGGCTTTGAGAGCTACATAGGTGATTTAGAGGTTTTATGGTGTAACTATTCTTATACACAGCCCACCTTTGTAGCCTTTACAAAGCTGCAACAGATGAGCATATTACCGCTATACAAAGACTTAGAAAGCGCCTATCACCGGCTAGTCTTTAGGTTTACAGACGGGCTATTTATAGTGCCAGTAGAGGCCCTGCAACCGTTTAGGCCTATTGTACATAATCACTTTGTACGTGAAGATGTAACAAAGCTAGTAGTACGCCTAGAGCTTGCTAACTATATGCAATTCTTTACACCAATAGTTATTAGATAATGGGGTTAAAAACTATGCTGTATATTGAGGCTAAATGCAGACAATGCAAGACGGCTACCCTACAGATAGAGCGCGTGGTATCTGACCACCTGCCACCTAACGTTAAATGCCTACAATGCACTAGATGCGGGCTACTAGATATAACGTTGGTAGATGTGGATAACGCCCGGCAGGTACGCAATTAAGTTATGCACAGGGGCTAAAAACCTGTGGACAACACGCCCAAGCCCCGCTCAAGTTATCCACAATATCGCTTTACACTTGACCTATCGGGTACGCTGTCTGCGCGGAACGCAAGCCCCGAAGGGCGCTAGCTTGCGAACGCTGCGACAGCTAGGGCTACAGTTATGCCTATGTATAGGCTTGCTATCTTTACAGACCTTACCCGTAAAGGCTGATATAAACGCTATAGATGCTTATAAAATATATGCTCATATAAAGATAGGTTCATATAAACAGTTTAAGTGTATTGAGAAGCTGTGGACTAAAGAAAGTAATTGGCGGCCTAAAGCTAAAAACCCAAACTCTACAGCTTATGGCATACCACAGCTGTTAAAGATGAAAGAAACAAACCCTTATAAACAGATAGACTTAGGCCTAAGATACATAGACAAGCGCTATAAAGGTAGTGCGTGTAAAGCCTTAGCTCATCATAAGAAACGGGGTTGGTACTAATGGCTAAACGCGGTGACCCTAGATTAAACAGGGCTTATAGGTATAAGTTTAGAAACCAAGTCTTAGCTAGAGATAGCTACACCTGTTATTACTGTGGGGCAGATGCAGACCAAGTAGACCACGTAATACCTATAAGTAAAGCGCCTGAATTAGTAATGAGCTTTGATAACGCTGTGGCCTGTTGCAAGCGCTGTAACGTAAAAAAAGGCAATAAGTCACAGGGTGTTTTTTTAGCTAAGACGGCTACCCCCCCTGTCTTTTCTTT